AGCTGGTCAAGGAATAAACTTAAAGAATTAGGAGAAATATAATGGCCAAACATAAGTACGTTAAAATATCAGAGGTTAAACTTAACCCAAATAACCCACGTTTGATAAAAGATGACAAGTTTAAAAAACTGGTTCAGTCAATAATAGAGTTCCCTGAAATGCTTGACATCAGGCCAATAGTGGTTAATGCTGAAATGATTGTGCTTGGTGGCAACATGAGGCTAAAGGCGTGCAAAGAGGCAGGGTTAAAAGAAGTACCTATCATTATGGCTGATAATCTTACCGAAGAACAACAGCGTGAGTTTTTAATAAAGGACAACGTAAGCGGAGGCGAATGGGATTGGAATATGCTTGCCAACGAATGGGAAGTTGAGCAGTTAGATGCGTGGGGTTTGGATATACCAGTTGATATAAAAATTGATAAATTAGATGATGGAGAAACTTTAGAATTTGAGCAATCGGTTCAATTAATACCACCAAAAGAATATATTTTAATAATGGCAGAACCAAATTCTGAAGAATGGGAAGAAATAAAACAAAAATTAAAACTTAAAATGGTTAGGCGTGGAGGGTATAGGGAAGGAAGTGCATTTGATGCAGTTAGTTTAGAAAGAGTTTTAAATTGGAATGATTTTAAAGAAAGATATGTTAGTAGCAATACCAAGTAAAAATAGAGCGGGCAAAACAACAACAAATAAAATTCTGCCTAATATTGGCACTTTTTTTGTTCCTGAAAGCGAAATACATCAATATTCATACATAAAAAATGTAATTGGAGTACCAAATTCAATACAAGGTATTACAAACACAAGAAATTGGATTTTAAAAAATACAGATGAAAAATGGGTTGTTTTTTTAGATGATGATGCAAAAAATGTAGGATATACCGAATTAGGTAGGTCACAAGCAAAAAAGATAGATATTAAAGAAGAAGGATTTTGGGCGGAAGAGTTTTTAAAAGCTTTTGATTTAACCGAACAATTAGGATTTAAAATGTGGGGAGTTAAAACAGAAGGTGCACCTAGAAGTGTATACCCATATAAACCAATTTTAACAAAAACATATTTAACTGCAAGTTGTATGGGAATGGTAAATGATGGGGAATTTTACTTTGATGAAAACTTTAAGGTCAAAGAAGATTACGAAATTTGTTTAAGGCATATTGTAAAATATGGCGGAATTTTAGGCATTAGATACATACATTGGGAAAATGAACATTGGATAACGGATGGAGGTTGCAAAGACTATAGAACAGTAGATATGGAAAAAAAAGCAATAAAAGATTTAGTTAAATTATATCCTGGCATGATTAGAAGTGCTAAGAGAAAAGCGAATACATTTACAATACAATTAAATTTATGATTATGGCATACGACAGAATAAAAATATACCAGCAGGCACTTGACCTAATAGAGAAGAAGAAACTATTCTTTATTGAGGATGTGGTGACTTTACTGCCAATATCAAAGCAAACTTTTTATGATTATTTTAAAGTTGATTCTGACGAACTTGACAATATAAAAGAGGCACTTGATAAAAACAAGATTGAAGTTAAGAACGGACTGCGCAATAAATGGTACAATGGAAACAATCCTTTGACACAAATGGCACTTTATAAACTGATTGGAACGGAGGAGGAATACCACAGAATTGCCAGCACCAAGACCGAAAATAAAAACATCAATATTGAAAAACCAATATTCGGAGGAATAGATTTGGATGTTGAAGAAAACGACAGCACAAAGTAAAATAAGAAAGTTAAGAAAGCGTATAAGAATAGTAAGGGGTGGCACATCCTCAAGCAAGACGTTCAGCATCTTGCCTATGCTTATAACCTACGCTTTGCAAAAGCCAAAGGTAGAGATAAGTGTAGTTGCTGAAACCATACCGCATTTAAGGCGTGGCGCATTAAGGGACTTTCTGAAGATAATGGACATGGTGGGACTGTACCAAGATGCACAATACAATAAGTCCAGTTTAACATACACTTTTAATAACGGCTCATTCATTGAGTTTTTCAGTGCTGACAATAGCAGCAAGTTAAGAGGTGCAAGGCGTGATGTTCTATTTGTAAACGAGTGTAACAATATAGACTTTGAAAGTTACTATCAGTTAGCCATCCGTACAAGGCGATTCATATATCTTGACTACAACCCTGTTTCAGAGTTTTGGGTGGATACGGAGTTAATGAATGACCCTGATTCCGAAATGATTGTTCTAACCTACAAGGACAATGAGGCCCTTGATGCAAGCATAGTTAAGGAAATTGAAAAGGCTAAGGAGAAAGCGGAAACGTCAACCTATTGGCAGAATTGGTGGAAAGTATATGGCTTGGGTGAGATAGGCAGCCTACAAGGTGTGGTGTTTGATAACTGGCAGCAAGTGGATGTAGTTCCTGAAGGTGCAAAGTTAGTGGCCCACTCAATGGACTTTGGATTTACCAATGACCCGACTACGTTAATAGCGTTATTCAGGCAAGGCGATAACATCTATGTTGATGAACTGCTATACAGAACAAACATGACTAACAATGACATCGGCAACTTTCTGAAGTCAATATCCTTTGGCAGGCAGGAGTTAATCTGTGATAGTGCAGAGCCCAAATCAATAGAGGAACTAAGGCTGCAGGGATTCAATGTGTTTCCTGCCACAAAAGGGCCTGACTCCATTAAGATAGGTATAGACATCCTGAAACGCTTTAACTTGAACGTAACGAAACGAAGCACCAATCTGATAAAAGAGTTAAGAGGTTATATATGGGAAAAGGACAATGAAGGCAAGATGACTGGCAAGCCTGTGGATATTATGAACCATTGCCTTGACCCTATGAGATATATAGCTTTAAACAAGTTAAACAACCGACCTTCAGGCAAATATGCCACTATAACAATTTAGGTCTTTATTTCTATTTTTAGTTGATGATAAACTACAATCAACTAACTATTAAGCAGTTTTTAAAGTGCAAAATGATTGCCGATACAGAAACAGACCCTGTATTGCGCAACCTTAAGCTATTGGCTGAGATTGAAAACACCACACTTGATGCAGTTGAAAGCCTGCCTATTGGTGAGGTGGTTAAGAAACTTGATGGCCTTAGTAACATTGAAACGCTGCAACAGGATGCCAAGATTAAGTTGAAGTTCAGCATAGGTGGCAAGAAGTACATCATCAAGTGGCGTGAACAGGACTTAACGTCTGCACAATATATTGACGTGAGCCACTTCTGCAAAGAGCCTGAAAAGATTATCTTTAACATCCATAACATATTGGCTTCACTTGCAGTTGAACGTACATGGTACGGCAAGGAGTTAAAGTATGATGGCAGTAAGCATAAGGAAAGGGCAAACTTGTTTTACAATGACATGAAGATTGAAACTGCCTATCCTATCATGCTTTTTTTTTGCAGATACTACAAGGAATTAATAGAAAATATACTAACCTATTTGGAGGGGGAGGCTCTGGAGGCAATGAAGAAGGTATCGGATTTTATGAAAAATGGGGATGGATTGCAACCATCAACAGCCTAAGCAATAATGATAGGACAAAATGGGAATACTTTTTTGAGATGAATGTAATTGAGTTTTTGAATACGGTGGCATTTTATAAGGACATGAATGAGCAAAGCAAGTCAAGCAGCAGCAATTGGGAATAAGTTTGGTGATAGGATAGAACAATACACCAATGCCTTTGTAAATATTGCAGAGGAACTACTTGTTAATTACTGCAACGAGGGTATAAAGCTGATGCGTTCAAAGATTTACAAGACTGCCAGAACAGGAACGAGGTCAACGCTTGCAGCAAGTATAAACTTACAGCCTATCAAAAAGACGGCTGATAGTGTAAGCATAGCCACAACAAGTGATTTAAACTATTGGAAGTTTGTTGACAAAGGTGTGAAGGGTGTAAGAAAGAATAGGGCAGGAAACAGTCCTTACAAATTTAGAACGCTTGGTGTAGGTGATAATATGTTAAAGTCATTTAAGGATTACATTGCAAGGACAGGCAGTACAGGGATGAGTGGAAAGAAACTGACAGGCAAGAACAAAAAGAAACAAAAGAAAGACATTGAATCAGAGGCATACGCAATGGCAAGAGCCACAAAGAAAAGTGGTATCAAGCCAATGAGGTTTGTAAGGGAAGCTAACAATAAAGAAAGGAACAAAGAACTATCCGATGCACTTGCAACGGCAATGGGTAGG